GTTCCGTAATGACCGCAATTCAAAAATCTAAGGTAATTAGCACCAGTTGTTGAAAATGGAGTGGTGCCCCACAGAACCGCCATTTTTTCAAGAGTCAAACGACTAAGGGAATTTGTGTTTATAGTCTGAGCTGTCATGACGTTGCGATCACTTGCCACAAACGTAACGCCGTTCTGCGTACTCATGTTAGTTCTATCCCATCCCCCTGAATAAATGATATTGTTGCCCGTCGAGCCCGCTTCATTTATTGTTTGCTGCGCTGTTAAACGGATAGTATCGCGAACGTATGCGGTGGCGGTAGTAGTGTCCTCGCTCCATCCTCGGGATGTTTGTGTGCCTTGTATGTTGTTTTGCTCTTGCTCAATAATTACCGTTGTTCCGTTTATTGAACGGATCGGATACCATATCATGTTGGTTGCCGATGACGATGTGCCGATGAGCGAGTTGAAGTGCAGGTCGTTGCAGGCAATGATGTTGTCAATAAGAATGTTGTTTGTGCCGGGATCAAGAAGCGCACGAATTGCTACCGATTGTATAGATGATGACAGCGCCGCGCCGTTTTTGAATGTTATAGGCTTGTATGTGTTAGCTGCAAAAGCAGTATCAATTGTAAACGAATGAACAGGAGTAGCGCCTGCCGTATCACTGCAAAGGTCAATGCGAAATGTATTGGCTGCGGTCGCAATAGAGGTGCGAATCCAAAAAGAAATGTTGTTGTAGGCTGATAAATCAAGCGTGCCTGTGGCTCGATATGCTACGAGACCTGTAGTGAACCCAGCGGCAATGGCAAGTTGTACAGCGTTGGAACCCTCTTTCCTAGTCGTTTGTGTCGAAGCCGTCACATTCGCCGATGCCGTCCATGCGGTCTCGCACGTATCGATATTCGCAGTCACCGCGCTCGCAAGTGTCACGGTAGCGCTGGCTTTTGTGAAAGTGCCATTCACGCCCAAACTCACGGGGTCAGGGCTTTTCATGATGCGGATGACATCGCCCGGTGCCGTGCGCGCTGCGGTTGCTCCGCTTGTTATAGTTTTCCACCGATTGGCAAATGTAGTTCCGTCATTGGAATCGTTGCCGCCGTCAAAATCAAGATAGAACGTTGCCACTCTTCAGCTCCTCGAAGTTTTTGTGGATGCGCAGCATTACGTCAATGAGGTCTTGCTCATGTTCGTAGTGTGGCGTGGTTAGTGTGGTAGGTACGCACTCGATGCAAAGGTAAATCTGAAGTCCGCCGTATCCAAGCCATCCGTCAGACTTGCCGCCAACGCACATGATCGACAAAAACCCGTCGCTCGAAGTATAGGTTTCGAACGGCGGGCTGTCGAATTGGTTTAGCGTGAATACAACCTGATCGCCTATGATCTGGGCAGTGTAGTCAATCATTACGCAAGTGTCAATGTGGTAGCGCCGAAGTCAACGGTGAAGGTTTCGGTGTCGTTCAATGTGATCGATGAACCGTAATCGTAGTATCCGATCAGGTTATCAGATGCGCTTGTGTCATTGTACATGACAACATAGCGGAACGGCCCTACCGTACCACCTGATGCCGTGAGCGTGAGGTCACTTGTTACAAGCGAGTAGGTGCCTGATGTTTGCGTAGATGATACCGTCGTGATGTTGCGTGATGAACAGTTGGTGTAGCTTATTTGCGTGATGTCGGTAAGCACCGAGTTTCCCGCACTCGGTGCGGAGTTCGTCAGCGCGATGGTAAGCTGATCGCTTCCAAGGTTGTGCACCTTCTCTGCCAAAGCTTCGACGAACGGATTAAATTTTACGAAGGATGCCATGGTTTTCTAGAAAAAATTAAGGGGCGGACTGGCCGCCCCCGTGAAAAATTACACTACCAAGTATTGGCCAAGACCAAGACCTGCTGCGGTGTGGGGCTGAATGTCAGCGCCCGAGAGGATACACTGAGATGCAACGAATCCACCGTTTGTGCCATCGCCGAATGTGATAACCAAGTCGAGGTACTTCTTGCGACCCTTCAGGTCAACGAAGATTGCGTATACCTTGTTGTCATCGGTAGCCGAAGGAAGTGTGGACGTTGTGCCGGTAGCATCAGCATCGGTGCCGAAGCGAGCGCCCACAATGTCGGCATAGGAGCCGTCTGTGTCGGACTCTTGCAACTTCAGCGCGGTTAGCGCGATGTCGGTTGCGCCAAGCTCAACAAGGAAGGTAGCGTATGCGAAACCTTCGGTGTTTACTGAGTTGGTGGTAGCGCTTGCGTTGTCAATGATTGCCGCAGGCGGTGTTACGTTTACGTACTTAACTGATTGCAGTGCGTTTGCCATTATTTAGGTCTCCTTAGATTATGCGTTTGTTGAAATGAGAGCCGCAACTGCGCCGCGTGTGCGGTTTGCCGCAGTAGCGTTATAGTTACCGTTATCGTGCACGATGAAATCGAAGCGCTCCGTGCCGAGAACTTGCGCGCTGCGTGTAAGGAAGTTGGTTTCCGATTGTGTGTTGGTTGCAATCTCCACGCCCTGACGATCGCAGAAGAGTGATGCTTGTGAGAGATCACCGAACAGCGCGAATACTTGGCTGTTTGCTTCGGTGCTAGGCATTGCATTTACGTACACAACAGGATAGCCCAAGAAGCGCTGAGGTACGCCGTTGGTAGCGTCAACAGCAGCGTTGCCGCCAAGAGCGTACATGAGGCGCTCCATTGTTGCAGCAGCAGCCGCGTCATGGATGAACCATGAGGGGTTGATACCGGGATAGCGAGCGATCTTGTTCTTCACGTCGACGAAGTTCTGCATGGTCACTTCGCTAAATGCATTACCAGCTGCAACAACGCCCGAACCCAAGTAGCCCTTGTGTGTGTCGTTTGTCCATGTTCCGCCGCCATCTTGCAATGTCTTTTGGAACGCATAGGTGAGGCCGATGATTCCGCCGTACTGCGATGTACCGTCTCCAACGAATGCGCACTGATCTTCCTTGATAGCCATTGCATACGCAAGTTCGCGTGTGATTTCGTCAGCGAGGTTTACAGATGCATCAGCGTCCAAGATCAGGGAGTACTTTGTCAGTGCGCCGAGGATCTTCGGTGTAAGTGTGATTGTCTGCCATTGAGCGTCTGTCGATGTCGGTGTGCCTGTCTCGGACAAGAAATACGCGGTGTTGCCCGATGCGCGCTTCCACTTGATCTTGCGATCAGATGTTGTGGATGTAACGTCGGCGTAGTTACGGATGATTCCGTACTCTTCTACCAAGCGAACAATCGCGGTCTCAACTTCGGGGATAACAAACAAGCCAGCGCCGCCTTCGACGTTGGAGCTGAGGGCTTTGAAGTCCACGCCGTTTGATTCACACCATTGCTTTGCTTCCCCTGAGTTGCCAAGTGCGGCTTGGAAGAAGCGGCCAGCCTTGTAAGCGGCTTCGTTATTTTCAAAAATGCGGCTCTTACGTGCCGGTGTTGCGTGTACTGTGTTCACGGTTTCGGTTTTGGTAGGTGAAGGGATAACAGGTACAGGTGTCTTTAGCGATGCAAGGCGTGCTTCGTTTGCCGCCTTGATTTCGATGCGCTTTTCGATGGCCTTCTTATCGCCTTCGAGCTTCTCGATTTGCTTTACCAGTTCATCTGCCTGATCGAGCTGAGCTTGTGTAGGTGCTTCAGCGTCCAAAATGACTTGCAACTGCGCAGCGAGTTCGCCAAGCATTGCAATGATTTCTTCCATTGTCATAGTCTTTGTTTGATTAGTTCATATTTCAGTTTCAGTTGGCGCGCCCGTAATTCGAGCTGCTTTTCTGTGGGTTGTGCGGATGCAAGCATATCCTCGAGATCGGCAAGTCCTGCCTTGACCGTTTCAATAAATGCATTCACACGGGTTACGTTCGCGGCGCTAAGTTTGCGCCCTTCCTTGACTCGCATCTCACTGCGTACCTTCGTTCTATCCAAGAACCGCTTGATGTCTGTGACCAGAGCATCCGCATCGGAGTCGAAGGACATTTGAGATTTCATCGATAGGATCGCCGTTGCCGGGTTCGCACCTACCAGCACCGGAGACCACTCCATTAGGTTTACATCTGTGAGTTCTCGGACACCGTCTTCCGCCATTTGGTCTGTATTGACGGTATAGCCGATGGAAAATTCATCAATAATTCCTTCGGCAATATCGCTGAATGCTTCCTTGCCGCGCTGAGTATTGAGATTGAACTTTCCCCTGATAAAAAGACCGCCGTAGCCTTTGATGGACTCAGGCAGGCGAGGGTCTCCACTCTTGAGCTCCACGGCCTCGAGAGTCTTGGCAACGGGTAATTCCCAGTTGTGCATCCATACTCCCTTAGGCATCTTGGTTTCAAGACTTTTGGTAAAAGCCCCTTGAATAACTCGCTCGTTGTAGGAATCGACGTTGTCGAAAACAGAGACGACCGCCTCAATAATACCTTCGGAGGCGGATTTGATGTGGGCTTTAAGCCCATGCTTGTATTCCATACGAAAAAGGCGCAACCGCCCAATAAGTTAGGTGATTGCGCCTTTTCGCAATGATGGATCAGCAGCATAGAACAGCGTGCAGAGGTTACTCGCTTTCCTACTACTGACGTAATTTATGTAGTGGCCTTATTCTGCGCAACTACTTTTTTTCGTTGTGCCAGTTTTTTTTCCACATGCTCAGACTTTAGGACACGCAGCGCCTCGATTAGGTTATCAGTACTCGCGCACAAGCGCACCGCCATATGCACCTGCGAGCGAAGTTTTGCTTCCTCTTCCCAGTTAAGCGCTTTATTTTCATTCGGTTGCATCATATTCGCCCCGCTCGTGTTGGTACAAGTACACACCTGCAATTGCATGAATCTTTGGCTTTGGCGTTCGGGTCGCCCGGATGGGAAACACGCGCACCGTTCAAATTCCAATAGCCCTCAGCATTCGGCGGTGTTCGGTTAATTGCCGAATGCGCTGATCTTACCTTGCCATCATTGCGCGAAGTCCACACCGGCACGATCTTCTTATTCGGGTCTTGGATCTGGGCGTTCCGTTTCTTCCACGTTTCGCGCTGTGTCTTGCCCGATACCGAAGTGGTGGTGGTGCGACCGATCAGGTCAGCCCGTGAGGTCTTGATTACATCGAATTGGTTTTTGATCACGCTCGATAGTTCATCGGCCGTCAGGTTGGCATTCGCCTCAATCGCCTTGCGCAGTTCGTCGCGGATCGTGCCGACCGATTCGGTGATTTGTGCCGTAGATAGATTGGTGGCTTCCTTAAGGGTTGCCTCAAAGTTCGTATTGCCGAACTCTTCTATCGTTGTGCCCGCCTGCTCTAAGCTGTCGCCTACTACGTTCGTGACCAGCGCGTTAAGGCTGCGCTTTGTGCCCTCTACAAACTTCTTTACCCATACGGAGAAATTGAATGGTTCGGCCTTAACCGACGCGCCGCCACGGGTCTTCACGGATGTCAGCACCGTGCGCTCAAGTTCGGCCGCTACTTTGGCGAAGTCCTTTGCAATGCGCTTTACGTACAGTTCGTTGCGGTCATCCTGCCGTTTCCATTCTACCATCTCGTATTGCTCAGAGTATTCTTTACCGAGGTAGTCATGAGTCACCTCACCTTCGAAAGACGGGAAAGCGTCCTCGTCGATTACCTCAGGGGGTTCATATGTCCCTTCGGGCTGTGGTGCTAGTGGCTCCGTTCCGAGCGGCGCCATCGGGTTTAGCTGATACGTGAACACATCGCCCTCAATGATTGGCGCTTGCCCTAAGAGCACGCGGGCTTCGTTCTGGGTTATGATGTTCGCTTGGAACTGCTGAATAGCCGACGCCTGCACAGATTCCATGCTCGGCTGCAAAGCTTCGACGTGCGACATGTCGAACTCAAGTTCAATATCGGGGTATTCTTTTGCAAATCCTTGCTCAAATGTTTCTTCCCATGCGTTCCAAATCGGTACGCGCGTCAAGGTGGTGAATTGCTTAAATGCTTCCTCCATGTTGGAATACGTGGAGTTCATAAGTCCCGCATACGTCATCGCCACAAGCGGATGCACGCGGAAGGCTTGGCAGATTGCCACCTCTGCGCGGCTGATGATGTTGTCCGCCTGCAATTCCTCGAGGTTAAACGATAGACGCTCATAGGTTGCGCCGCCTGACATCACAACGGTGCGGCCACGTTTAGCACCGCCGTAGTTGTCTCCGAACTGCTCACGGATTAGATCAATCTGCTGCGGACTCATTGCCGCCTCTGGTGGGAAGGATAATAGGCCACGCGGCATACCGTCGTTCTTCAGCGTCGAGTAGATGATCTTTTCCATTTCGCCGTAAATGTCCACACCG